TCGATGTCCTCACAGTTGCAGCCAATAATGCCAAGGAGACTATTGGTGGCGGTCTAGTTAATGCCCTAGCAATGGCAGGCGGTGGATCAGAAGTTCAGGACGCAGTCAGAGCAATTGACAATGTAGCGAAGGCAATCAATGGCATTACTACAGCAGTCGGCTTTGCAGTAGGCGCACTTACTAAGCTCTATAAGGGCTTGGATTTCATCACTACCTTTGGTGGCTTACTTGGGCCTAACGGCAAGATAGTTCGACAATGGTTTGGAAGGGAACTCCATACTCGTAACTCAAGCGAGCTGCGAGATAGGTGAGGGAGTTCCGATCTACCCTAAAGGGTCAGACTCTAAGACCTCAACTGACTTGAGTGTCTCAAGGAATCCTTCCCCGAAAGGTTTGACTGTTTCACCCGAACGCCTAATTGCTTCCCAGCAGAGCCAATAGACATCAGATTGTTTCTGATCCTCTATCAGGCATTTGTGAAAGCCCTTCTTGGCGTATTGCTCGAAGGCGTACTCGATCAGGGGAGTTATCTCAAACTCTTGAACCTGTCCGTCAGCCCTTGTTACCTTTAGCTTTGCCATGTTAGCCCCTTAGTTAGTTTCGGTTATGGTGCTGTTGTTACAGCGATTGTACCGTTTACATTCCAAGTTACGCTCTGAGTTGAAAGGTCTCCAACTGCACCGTTGATAGGTGTTGTGTTGTTTACAAGGCAGCTCATTGTGTAGAGTGGGTTTGTAGCTGATACTGTTGCAGAAGTCTGCTTGACTGTGACTGTTGTGCTTGTTCCCCATACAGACTGAAGAGTCTGGAGAGTCTTAGAAGTTGCCTCATCGTTGAAGAAGTCAATTGTGATTGAAGATGCTTCAAGACCCTTGACGAACTTATGACCTGAGTCACCCATTGCTGTTACTTCGAGCTCGTCGAATGAACGGTTGATTGTGACTGCTGATACTAGAGTTGAAAGGTCTACCGCGTTTACAGTAAGAACCACTCCGTTGCTTAGATATACTGACACGGCTTATTCCTCTTCTTTCTTAGTTGTTGGTTTTGTTTCTGGCTTAGAAGCAACCTGACCGATTTTAATCAGGAAGGCTTCATTTTCTTTTTCCCATTGCGCTAAATCGGTCATGATTTAACTCCATTCCGTTAGGGTGCTGATCTGTATTGTACAACTCAGCAAGTCTCCAGTAGGTAGGCTTAGAACGGCTGGAGCGCTCACAGTTCCTACATTAAACACAATGCTTGAAGCATCGAGAAGCTGAAAGATTCTTACAATGTCATCTTCGATGCCGGCAAGGTTGCCTTGGTTATCGAGTAAAGGCACAAGAATATTGATTGAGAAGTTGGCTAAAGGCGCGACTGATGTGCGGTCATTATTAGTTGGAGTGATATATGGGTCAGCAGGGCTGATGATTACAGAGTTAGCAATAGGGCTCGCTGGTGGGTATGAAAATACTGACCACTTAGAGTTATCAGTAAGAGCCGAGGCAATGCTAGATCGTAGGGTGGTAATCGCTGGCATTAGCCCACCATTGAGTTAGGGCTGAGATATGGTGCAAGTAAGCCACGAACGCGAGCCATGAGCTGATTAGACATTGTGTAAGGGCTTGGAGCGAATCCATCGATGCTAACGCCTTGACCGGTTGGAGCTTGACGAGCCTGCCAGATAGCAACGCTAATCATGAGGCTTGCTTCCTGAATAGCAGGGATGGTTGTGTAATCGACATAGGTATCTGCTGCTGCTTTGCCGTAAGGGTTGATTGGGTGGTAAGGCGTTTCGACATTGTTATTGCCTGTAATTGCATAAGTTACTGAATACTCACCCACGCCAGTTAAAGTCTTATTGCCGTTGTGCTTACTTCCGCAGCCTGTGATATTTAGAGACTGTCCTACATAGAACACGTCATCAACTCGATCTTGGAAGTATGAAGTGCCTGTGTTAGTAGTGTTGCTATGCCCGATTACTGGAGTCGTGTTAGTCCATAGAAAGGGCAACATGACATCATCAGCGGCATCGCAGACGGACTGCAAGACAGCATCGGTGTAAAGAGTACCGATGCCTAATGCTGTGCGAAGTTCTGCAACTGTTGTGACGCTCATTGTTATCCTTTCTAAAGACTCAAGGGGACTGCAAGGGCTCTGGCAGCCCCCTTGAGCGACTTAGGTAACTGCTATTAGGCAGTCATGTTGAAGCGGCGAACGCCCTTGCCTGACTTGCCCACATAAATTGCGAGGTAGCCGTAAAGTGCGATTTCGAGTTCACCTGTTGTAAGAACATTCAGGCGAAGTTGTGTCTGTGGTGATTCCCAGACATAGACAGAACCTGGAGCAACGAGGAACGCTGACTCGTCAATTAGTCCTGCTGTTGTGATGTTGTGATCTACGATGAGATCAGTTCCAAGGATGTTTCCGCGTACTGATGAAGCAACTGCTGTTCCAGATGCGTTCTGTGTTGAACCTTGTGCAGAGTAGAGTGCGCGACCTGTTGAGTCTGCGTATCCTGTAATTGCTGCCCATTGGTCTGTTGATGCAACGAGCTTGTTAGCAAAGTCTCCGCCTGTACCCTTGTATGCGGCTGCGCCTTCTACAGAGATAAATGACTGAAGTCCTGCTGCTGTTGTAGCAACTGAAGTTGCCTGTGTTCCGCTTGCTGTGAACGCAGCGATAAGAGCCTTATCTGTTGCTGCTTCGTATGCCTTGCGGAGTTCTGCCATGAGGAGTTCCATGAACGCAGGTGAGCTGCGATCTATCAACTCCCAAGATACTCGGTTAAGTCCCGCGAACTTGTTGACTGAAACTGTGTCATAAGCAGAGGTCATGCCTGTGTCTGTGACTGATGCGCCTTCATTAACGTCTGCAACTGCTGGAGCTGTATCTGCTGATGATGCGTTTGTGTAAAGGCGTGGGACTGTAAAGGACATGCCTGACTCAACAAGAGCCTGACGTGTAACTGCATCAAACGCAGGACGACCAGAGAAGGTGTCTGTGATGAATGAGTTAAGGTGCTGTGGGAGTGTCAAGCCTGTGTTAGTTGATGTTGAATCGTCTGCTGCACGAACTGTGCGGCGGGCTTCGTCATCGCCTAGGGCTGACTTAATAGATGCTTCGAGATACTGCGCTGATGTGATTGGCGCTGTACGCTCGCGGACGTAGTGTGATGCCGCAACTGTTGGGCGAGCCGCTTCTTCTGCTGCTGCTTCAACTGCTGGAGCTTCAACCTTAGTGGTTTCTTCCACTTGTGGCTCGCTTTCTGGTTGGACTTGCTCAGCAGGAAGAACTTCTTCTGCTGCGATCTCTAACACTTGAGCAGACTTAAAGGCTGGCTCGGTTACTAGAGAAACTTCTTTTAGTTTGGCGGCTGTGACAATAGTGTGTCCATCGCGTGATGGTGCTGATGCAATAATCTCTGCACCGATTGAAAGTCCGGAGACAAGACCCTCTTGCGCCATAACAAGCGCATCGTTGCCGCCTGTTGAACGTGAGAGCTTAAAGGTTGCATAGATGCCGTCTGGTCGGACTGTGGCTGTAACCATGCGACCAATTGGCTTCTTCATATCGTGCTGTGATAGCAACTTAATCTTTGACGGATCGTTAATCTCGATAGAACCAGCCTCGAATACAACTCCACCAAGATTGGTATTGCCGATTTCGCCTGACCCCATAGGAACGATTTTGCCGCTGATTTCTCTGCGTTCTTCGCTGCACTCGATTGAGGATGCTTCGATATATAGAGTTTCCATTAACTTAGTCCTTCGCTTCCGTTAGGAGTTAAATCTGTCATTTCCATCGCTTGCTCTGGTGTTACCATTCCAAGAGTTAAGAGCTTCTCAAGTACCTGCAACTCAACCAATGGATCGTTCTTTAGGAATGTATCAAAGACTGCAAAGCGGACTTCATGCCCTGCTGTAGAGATGTCATCCATCGAAAGGCGAGCCTGTACTGCCTGAACATAAGGCTCAATGCTTAGAGCAAAGAACTGCTTGCGCTCATCTTGGACGTTGGCATAAGTCATGGTTGTGTTCTGATCTGCTGAAAGGTAATACGCAGGGACGTTCATAGCGCGAGCAATTTCAGTAGATAGATTCTGAATCGCTTCGTTATACATCATGTCTTTAGGTGAGAAGCCAACAGTCTTATAATCTAAAGTGCTTGTTAAATAAGCAGTAGAGTTACTTTGACGAGCTCTTTTCCATGCCGCTAATAATCCTTGCACTTCTGCCGGTGGAAGGTCAGCACCTGAGTTCTGGATGAAGCCAGTGCTCATTGGAGTGGCTGCTGCAATCGCTGCTGACTTCTGAACATCGATAGCTGCGCGAATTGTCTGCACTCCAGTGTTAAGAATGCCATCGCCTAATGATTGGAATGTGACAAGAGATCCAAGTCCGTCCATTGGTAATGTCGTTCCATCAACTGCATAAGACTTAACAAAAGTATTAGTGCTATCTAGTGTTGCAGTTACTCGTTGGTTAGCAATCCACTCAAAGCGAGACGGACGACCATCTTCAGAATAAATCTCAACAACTTTCCAATATGCTTGGCCGTAAAATAATAATGAATCAACAGTCCATGCAATAGTTACAGATCGTGGCTGTGAGTAAGAAGGTTGCTCTAACCATGCAGGTGAGCCAAGTTCTTCATTAGTAGATTTTTTGTATAGCTCTAAAGGAATTGCTCCGATAGTTCCCGCTAAAAGGTTACGACATCTTTGTAATGCTGGTACGGAGATGGCTTCGTTTCTGCCAACAAATGCATATTGGAAAGGCATGGCGTATTGTGAATACTCGCCAAGAACTTGAGGTGCAGCCTGAGCTTCTAATAGAGGCTTAGACTGGAGACCGAATGTTTGCAAGATGCGACCCATAGACATAAATGGTAGCACATGTCAAATATTTGACATACCACCTAAGGTGTGTCTAGGTAATAATCTGAGGCTTAGGTGCTGGAAGCATTAACTTGCTTACAGTCATTGCAACTCCAATAATGGCACTTATATCGCCTGCGGATTTGCGTTTTATGATTCTCCAAGCTGAGTCATTGACCTTAGCTGCGCAATTATTGAATTGTTGGACAAGTTCGACTTGCCCATTATGAACGACCTTATGAGTCACCAATCCAGTCAATAAATCGCCACAGGCCTGATAGAACTGCTGGCCTGAGACATCCTCTGTCATTACTCCAGCC